GGAACTGTGGTCTGTGCGTTAGCGCCCATGGTTACCTCATCCTAATACGTTTGTGCCATCAAGTTGACCGTACACCGGGTCATCCAAAATGAGCTGGAACACAATGGTGGTCGGGGCTGTGTAGTAGGTAATGCGATGGCCTGACGCAAAATTGATGTTGCCCTCGATGCCTTCAATGCTCAGCTCGGACGTGATGGTTGACAGCCCAGTGATGTCTTTGGTGACCGTGATGGTGTCTCCGATGTCCACGGTGGCAGCCAGCGCTCGCTCGGCGTTGTCCAGCAGGGCAAAGCTGGTGCTGACAGCCGTAAAGCGTGGGGCAGGTTCCGCTTCCAACAGATAATCAGCCAAGTCATCAATCTCGCTTTGCTGATGCAACAGGCTGTTGGTGATCGACTGCGACTGAATAAAGTACGTGGCCTGACTGGTCAAGTCCTCAGCCAACGCATTCTTGCCGTCAAGCGCCTGCACGTACGCGCGATTCAGCACGCCATCAGCGTCAAACTCAATCTCCACGTTGTTATACGGTGTGTTGGTGTTGTCATCGGCAAACGTGATGACCGAACCGCTCAGCGTGGCTCCGATACGCGGCTGAAACGTAAAAACGCCAGCCCGACTCATAAACACACGCCCCTGCTCTGCCTGGTTGATTTGCGTGATGTAGCCCAGCGTGTTTTGCCCGGCATTGAGCGTGTATGAGCTGTCATGACCCAAGTCGACCGTGCCCACGTCAATAGCCGTGGTGCCTGTGTAATTGACCTCTGGCAACGCTAGAACAGTCTCAATGCGTTCTCCCGAGGTTTCCGCACTCGGGTTGAACGCAGCCATCTGCGTCTGAGCCAGCAAATAGAAATCGTCCGAGCATTGCACCGCCACCGTGTTAGGGCCAGCCAACGCAAACTCGTAGTTGTAAGCCGTGACGTAGCCGACAAACAGGTATTCCGATGATCGGCTCAGCCTGACTCGACGCATAGGTGCAAGCCCAGGTTTGTCGTTGCTGGGGTCGTAATAGGGGCTGGCAGTGTCATACGGCCCAAGGATGCCTGTCTCGTCCGTCATGCGGAAGCTCATCGTCCCGGCACCAAACTGATCGTCAATGTTGCGGCGACCTCGCCTGTAGGCAACCTCGGTCACATACTCGGTGATGTCTGCGTATGTCGTATTAGGGCCAAGCGTGTAGCTCGTGTTGTTTAGCACGCCCTTGGTTGCATCATCCAACCTGAATGAGTTGTAGTCAAAGCCTGTGTCAAGCTCGAGCAGGTAACTACCTGATTGGACAACGCTCGCAGCCATGGTTACGCAATCTGCACGTCGAGTGGGCCGCTGCGACGGTTGTACTGTTTGAGCGCATTCACGATGGTGTCACCGAGGCGCTCGTCGGCAATGGTGCTGTTGACGGTCACGTTGTACACAGCCTGCTTTGGCGCGTACGCGGCATCCAGCATGGCTGGTACTTCGTAGTAGCGGCTCTTGGGGTCATACACCGAAGGGTCAAACGGTTGCACGGTCATTTGACCGCCACCGCCACCGCGACTACCACCGCCACCGCCACCCGATGGTGCAGGCAATGTCACCGGGGCAATAGCCGGGATGCTTGGTACTTGAATCATGCGTTCTACTCGATCAGGGCCAGCCGCTGTACCAGCAGCACCGCTAGCAGTGCCGCCGCTACTGATGTTGAAACGTGGCAGGTTGATGTCACCGAGTTCCCCAATGTTGACACCCGGCAGCAGGTTTAGTCCTTTGATGACCAGATTTATCATGCTCACGTAAGTGTTGGCAATGCTCTCAAAAATGCCGATGATGAAGTTGCCCATGGTGGCAAATGCGTTTTTGACGCTGCCAGTTTTAGCGACCAGCACACCAAAGCCAGCCACCAACAGCGCCACAGCCGTAACGACCAAGCCGATTGGGTTAGCAGCCATCGCAAGGTTCAACGCAAGCTGCGTCACCGTAATGACCTTCATGACTGCGTTCAATGCCAGAATCGCCCCGGCAAGGGAGCCGACAACAGCCATGACCGCTAGCACTTTGTCAGTGTTGTTCTGTACGTATTGCGCGAAGCGTTGCAATACCGGGAGCAGGCGCTCGAGGATGGGCAGGAATGCTGCACCGATTGATTCCTTGGTTTCCCCGATGGTCAGCGACAACCGTTTCATTTGACCTTCAGCGCTGTTGGCAGCCACAGCTGCTGATCCGCCGACCGTACCAGCCACAGCCGCAAACACCTCATCCAGTGACGCGCCTTCTTTGATGAGGCTTCGTACCGAGGGCAGCAACGTGCCCAGCGCCTTCGTGTTGCCACCGTACGCCTTGGCAATGGCATCCGTAGCCGTGCCCAAATCAACGCCAGTGGCTGCTGCGATGTCGAGGGCCAGTGTGAGGCCATCCTGTGCCGAAGTCATTTCCCCGGTCACCTGGACAAGCGAGGCGAGGGCTGGGCGTAGCTCATCGTCAGCCACAGCCGCCGACATCATCGTGGATTCAATAAACGCCTCAGCGACCTTGATGTTGGCTTCCCCAGCCAGCGTGTTATTTGTAATGGCCTGGGCGAGCAGCGCTTGTGCTTTTGCGTCCTCAATAGCGGCTTTGGTTGCGTCACCGATGACGACAGCCAGCCCACCGATAGCCGCAGCTGCCGGGATGGCAGCCTTCTTGAGGGCGAACTGGGCTTTCGCGCCAGCGCCTTCAAGACTCTTGAATTCATTGATGGCGCTCTTGATTCCCTTGCTGTCAAACTCGGAAATAATAGGGATTGAGACAGCCATGCTTACATCCTACGAATCATTGTTCATGACAAGGTTGCGACCAACCTGTTCCATTACTTGCTCGACCAATTTAGTCATTTCGTCAATTACCTGAGCTTCATTTTTTTGATACGAAGGCCACACGGTACGCGATCCACGGTTGTACCGACTATTGAGCACAGCAATCATTTGAGGGCCGCCCACTGTGCCAACTTTTCTGCCGTGTTTGCCCATGCGACTGGTTTGCTTGACTTCACCGCTTGATTTGCGCCCAGCGATGTCAAACACCGTATTGACCAAGCCAGTGAACACAATTCTAAACGTGCCAACATTTTCCTTAGTTCCGCGAAACTCTTTGACACGTCGCGTACTAATTTTTGCCGTGTATGACTTTTGTGCTTTGATGCCATTCCAGCCGCCATCCGGCAACATCTCATAACCGCTTTGTGTTTTCCAGCCTTTTTCCATGCCGGTCATGGGGGCAATAGTTGGCACTATGGCTTGAGCGTCCTTGATTACACCCGAAACAATTTGCTTGTAATCTTTGGTGATTTGACGGCGCAACGTAGGCGCAATTTTGTTGAGTTCTTTCAATGCGGCTTTGATGCCGTAAATCTCAATCCGAGTTTCAGTTGCCACGTTGTTGTTGCTTTCTCGCCAGCAGTAACACGGTAGCCAAATCCTCAGAATCAAACTCGATGTCAGGTGGCCACCACCCGGTAGCCAACAGCAGTTCCGCTAACTGGCGGCGGACGCTGTTGCTTCCGTAGGGTTTGCGTGGGCAGTCTCCACTACCTCAAAATCCTCAACGGACACAAGCCAAGTGTCATAATCGCGGCCCTCACGCTTATTGACGTTGAGCTGATGCCACGCCATAAACATGATGTCATCAATGCCGATACCAGCCTGTAGATCGCTGGCGCGGCGCTTGAACTTGCGTTCCCACGCAGCAGCCGTAGCAATTGTCGTTGTGACTTGCTCTGTAACCAACTCTGCTGCTGGTGTCTTGAATGACACCTTGATGGTCAGTTTCACGCCGTCACGTCCTCGACCAGCACGCCGCCTGTGATGGTGATTTCTACTTCGGACAGTTCACCGACCGAGCCATTTACCAAGTCAAGCGACTCAAGGTATCCGCCAGTGATTTGGAACTCAGGGTTGGTCGTTGAAATGCCAGACGAGGTTGGCTTCACTGCGACGTACACGTTGGTGCCGACAAGGCTGGTGAGGTCAACGTACGTACCGGGCGATGCCGAGTACTCCATGAGCAGCGTGGCGGTCACGGTCACGTTGGTGAGGCCACCGACAAACTGGCGACCAGTGTTGCCAAACGAAGTGGAGTCAAGCGCTTCACGCGACTTGGTGATGACCACAGACTTGCACTGATCGGTCAGGTCTTTGATTCCGGCAAGGTTGACACCGATGCCGAATGTTGGGGAAGCAAGGTAAGTGGTTGCGTTAGCCATGTAGCGAATCTCCTCTACGTCGAGGGTCGCTGCCTACCCGTAGGGCAGTCTAGTAGCCCTAGGGGCTTACTTTGGTGCGTATTGTCAGCTCGTAGGCAGGGTAGTCAGCGCCACCGTACGACACGGTAGTTGGGCGTGCATCCGTCAAGCCGATTTGTGCAGCGCGAATCAAATCAATGTTGTCCAACAGGCTGTCAAGCGTCCTGTTATCACCAGTGCCCAAAGCAGTCATCACGACGCGGAACTCCATGTCAGCAACCACGTTGGTTGCCATCATGATGGTCGGTGCCTCGACAAGTGCACACGGTGGGTTCATGTTGCGTGGATCATCAAACACACGAAGCCCGGTAATCGTCTGCAGTTTGGTGACCAGTTGGTCGTAACCATCCTTGAACATGTTTGACATGTCAGGCCACCTGTGGCTTATTGACTCCGAGCAAACGCAGGATTTGACCGTAGTTGCCTGTGACCGGGCCACCTGTGGCTAGTGGGTCAAACGACGCGAACGCTTCTGTGGAGCCGCGTTCACGGTAAAGGATTGCCGCGTACTGCACAGTGCCGAGCTTTACCGCGCCATCAGGCACGGTGGTCGGTGAGTCAAAATAGCCCGACTCCTCACGCTTGCGATACGCAAATTGGTTGGCTGCGCTTACTGCCATGTTTGCTACGTCAAGGTCGGCACTCGGGTTAGTGAAGGTGAAGCCGAGGTAGTCCTCGACATCGCCCAGGACAATCCATGAGCATGTCACCGAGTAGGTGCATGTCCCGGTGGCAGCTGCTCGATCAGCGTCATCCGTGGTCAGCGCAAACAGCACCTGATTAGGGATGATGGTGTCAGTGTCGTACTGGTAATCGCCTTGTTGCGATACGCCGATGAAGTAGTACTCGGGCAACGCCAGAATCTTGTGCGTACCATTCCACGTGGCATTGATGCCAGACAGAGTGATTGATTGCCCTACCTCAAAGCTGTGGTTCTCCAGCAACTGAACGACGGCAACATTACTAACTACCTGTTTATGGGTAAGTGAGTAAGTTGCCACCGTTCAGTGTCACCTGGAGGGAGTGAACTTAGGCGATTTCAACGAACTTGCTGGCATCAAGCATCAAGGTCGCGAGGTATCCGCGGAACTTGATGATGCGTGACAGCGAGCCATCGGTGGCTTCGACTTGGATTGCACCCTTTTGCTGTTCGTAGATCTCGAAGCCATCGGCGGCACCGATTGCGAGGAAGTCGCTCTCGTATGGGCACACCACGACTGAGAGGCCGAATGCGTTGGCTGACAGCGTGCCGGGGGCGACGTTGCCGAATGCGTTCATTGGGCCGACCT